CGCCGCCCGCAGCGGGCAGCCAACCACTGGGCGGTGGGACCAGAGTCCCTAAAACAGCCAGCGGCTCCCCGCCCCGCCAAAGAGCTGAGGAGCCGCCCGACGAACGGAGCATACCGTGGCCAGCTTCCTGCACCGCATCACCGCCACCATCGGCCGCCTGCTCGGCCCATGCCCCCCCGCAGGCTGGAAGCACCCGCGCCCCGCCACGACCACCGTCGCCAGGGGCAAACCGCCGGCCGCGCTGCCAAGCCGTGTCGCCGCCCGCGCCCTGGAACCACCCGCCCGGCCCGCCTGGATGGCCGACCCCGCCTACGTCGACCTGGCCCGCCAGCTGCTGAAGGCGCTGGGGTCCAGGCAGGGTGGCCGCAACCGTGTCGCCGCCACGATGGGCCGCGCGCTGTGGCAGACCCGCGATCCCGGCGCGGAGTTGCTGCGGCTGTGTGAGGAGTCCAGGACGGTGCTGCGGGCGCTGGGGGAGTTGCGGCTGGAGCAGGTCCGCCAAGCATGGCAGGCCAAGGCTGACGCCGAGGATGCGGGCGAGGCCGACGAGTTGGAGCCGCTGCGCGCGATCGCCACCAGGAGCCGCTGATGCTGGCACTTCACCCTTCACCCACCCCGTCGTCGGCGCCGCTGGTCAGCTCGGGCGAGCTGCGCGCGCTCGCCCACGTGCTGAACCGCGCGCAGATCGCTTTGGACACGCGCGAGCCGGGCATGTGCCCACAGGTCTTGCTGCGCCTACTCGAGCAGGATCTGGAGCAGCGTGCGGCCGCGGCCGAGGTGGACGAGTTCCTGCTGGCGCGGGCGGTGGCTTCCCCGCGCCGCCCGCGCCGGTGGGCCTGGGGGTGGCTGCGGTGACCGCCCGCCAGCCGAAGGCCAAGCTCCTGTACGGCCAGATCTCCGGCCCCACGAACCGCCGCCACATGGAGCAGGAGATCAGTGCTCTGCTCGCCCAGGGCTACCACGTCGCCGCGATGACCCAGGGCGAAGACGGTGGCGACTCGTGGCTGACGGTGCTGCTCGCCAAGGCCTCGGGGACGCAGGCCTCATGACCCGCCAGTGGGTCGCCATCGACCCCGTCCAGGTGAGCGCCTACTGCGCCGACAAGGCCGACCGGCTCCGTGACCACGAGCAGCTCACCCGCGAGATGTTCGGGCCGACCTGGGCGACCTGGCTGGTGCTCGGCGACAGCGAGCTGGTCTACCGCGTCGACCTGTGGCTCCAGGAGGACCGGTGGGCCGGCTGGTGCGAACACCCGCTCCTGTTTCGCGAGCGGCACGACATCCCCATCCGCGTCGGCCAGTCCTGTTCGCATATTCACGCGGCCGCGGCCGAAGAGGCCCGCGTCCGCAACACCTACATTCCCGTCCCGCCCCAGCCGGACCCATTCCTCGGGCGCCCGGCGGGCGCGACGGCCGGCTTCTACGACTGACCCAGGAGATTGTGTTGCTCAAGATCATCATCGCCGTCGAGGTCCTGGCGTTGCTGGGGGCTGTGTGGCAGGTGGCCTACTGGCGCGCCCGGGCGCTGCGGGCATCCCATCTGTACCTGCTGCTGGCGGAGAAAGAGCGCGAGTTGCGCGTCAAGCTGGACGCCACAACCGACGTTCCGCCCGCCCGCGCGTCGACGCCGCTGCGCCCGGGCGACAGGGTCCGCACCACCGTCGCCCTGTCCGCGCTGGACGCCACCGACATCCTGCTCATCACCCGCTACACCCTGGACCGGGCTGAGCCGGGCAGCGCCCTTGGCGAGGCCGCCCGCCGTGTGCGCGCCATCGGCGAGCGCGCCGCCGACAACCTGGGCGTCGCGCCGCACCTGCACGGACCGGGGCAGCTCCGATGACCGGCAGCGTGATCATGGTCGACTGGCCCCGAGCCATCTTGTACGCCGCCGTGGCGTTCGTGCCGCTGGCCATCCTGCTGCACCTGGGGCACGCCGCCGGCGGCTGGCTTGGCGACCGGGCAGGCCGTGCGGTGGCCACCCGCATCCGCCACCGCCGTCGGCGGGGGTGGATCGGATGACTCCGGTCGTGCAGGACGGGCCCTACTGGCTCTCAGCGACGAAGATCACGATGGCATTAGGGTGCCCGCTGCGCGCCCAGCGCCGGTATAAGTTGAAGCTGCCGGAGCGGCCCAGCCTGCCGATGCACCGCGGGAACCAGCTGCACCAGGCGCTGGAGGAGACCAAGGGCCAGCCGGACGGCCTGGCGGAGGCGACCCGGACCGCGTGGGCGTACAACGCGCCGCCACCCTGGAATGAGCTGTTCAAACCGTGGCTCGCGCTCCAGGAGGAGATGCGGCCCGTCGTCGTCGAGCTGGACCGGCTCGCCCAGCAGATCCAGGAGGACGCGAAGGCTGGCCGGCGCCCGGGCGGCGCGCAGGCCCCGCGGATGACCAGCGATTTCAAGCGTGCCGAGGCGGAGCTGCTCGGCCCCTGGCAGGACACCATCCAGTCGTTGCGCGCCGCGGAGCGTGAGTTGCTGGACGACCCGGACCGCTCCCCCTGGGAGGCCACCTCGCGCAGCGGCTTCGACGAGTACCAGTCGAGCCTGGACACCGCCGCCGCCTACACGACCTGGTGGAACGACACGCCCGCCGAGCAGCGGCCGGAGATCCTGCACTGCGAGCGCCGCTTCGAGGTCCTGCTCGACCAAGGCCAGTTCAAGCTGGGCGGCCGTGTGGACCGCATCGACCTTGATCCCACCCAGGACGCCCTGGTGGTCGTCGACTACAAGACCGGTTCGGGCAACTTCGACAAGGAAGCCAAGTGGGTGCAGGCCGCCTGTTATGCGCTCGGCGTGGAAGCGGTGATCGGGCAGCGGCCCGACCTGGTCCGGTTCATCTACCTGGACGGCGGCCCGAGCACCGAGACGTTCAAGGTCTACCCGCTTTGGGATCTGAAGCTGGCCGACCTGTGCCGGTACGCCAGGGATCTGATCGAGGGGCCGCCGATCGCGAGTCTGCACGGCTGCGCCATCTGCTCCTACCACGACCTGTGCTTCGACGTGGCCGGCGCCGGCATGCAGTTCCAACCGCTCGAAACCCTCGAGCAGACCGCCATGGAGGCAGCATCAGCATGACCACCGCCAACCGTCCCCAGCTCTCAAGGCTCGTCCAGCCGATCCCCGAGCAGTATGTCAAACGCGACCCGGGCAGCGGCGAACCCTACGTCCCCCACGGGGTTATCAAGCAGTTCCTGCTCTACATCCTCGGCCCCTACGACCTCGAACAGGTCGCCATCCACCGCGGCGACGTGCTCTCCCGCGTGAAGCGGGACGACGCCCCACCGTTCACCGACGAGCATTCCGCCGTGCTGCTCCACAACGTGATCGTCGGTGCGACCTACCGGCTCACCTGCGAGATCGATGGGCGCCGCACCATGGTGGAGCAGACCGGCGACGTCGACAAGGCGACCAACTGGCCACACGACGGCGCGCGACTCAAGGATGCCGAGTCGGACGCCATCAAGCGGTGCACACCGCTGCTTGGCCTTGGCCTGCACCTGTGGGCCGGAGAGCTGTACGTGCTCGGCGGATGGCTGCGCGTCAGCAAGGACGGCACGGCCGAAACGTCCGGGGCGGGTCGCGGCGGGTCCGCCCCGGACACCACGTCCGAGCCGGCGGAACCCGCCTCTGGGGGGACGGCCACCGCCGGCTCGGACCCCCCCGCCGAACCCAAGCGGCAGCGCATCTCGCGTGCGCGCACCTCGAAGACCAAGCAGGAGAACGCCTCTGCCGAACCGGCCGCCCCCCAAGCGCCGCCGGCGGAGGACGCCCCGGCCGCCACCGCCCAGGCCCCCCCGGGTGTGGCGGCCGGGGCCACCAGCCCCAACGGCCATCCGGCCGACCAGGCACAGACCATGGAACAGGTCGCCGCCGCGCTTGGCCGCAGCCTCAACAACTGCTGGATTCGGCTCCGCCGCGCCGCCCAGCAGGGTGAGCTGCCCGCCAAGCCGTTCGGCGAGCTCGCCACAGCAGACCAGCTCAAGCAGCTGGGCGGCGATGACCTGAAGCTGGCGCGTGCGTGGCTCATCGACCACAACAGGGGGGCCGCCGCGTGAGGGGCGCCAAAGCCAAGCGGCTACGCCGTGTGCGTGCCCGGCTCGCCGCCGCACGCCCCGACGCGGGCGTGCCCGCCAAGGTGCGGCGGCTGGACCGTTGGGCTACCCGCTACCAGCGCCGTCCCCACGTCGCGGTCCCGGCGTCGATGCGCCGGGCACGGGCGGGCGTGCCGCGGGAGCTGCGTCGGCGCCTGCCGAAGGTTGGCCGGGGCTGTGCCAGGCCGTCGGAGAAGGCCCTCGAGCGTCAGCGCCGGCGGGAGCGCGAGGAAGCCAAGAGAGGAGCGGCATGACACGCCTGGCCTTCCTCGACATCGAGACCACCGGGCTGGAGCCTGACCGTCACGAGGTCTATGAGATCGGCCTCATCGTCCGCCACCCAAACCTCCCCCTCGAGCTGGAATGGCGCTGGTGGCTGCCGGTCGACCTCGGCCGCGCCGACCCCATGGCACTCGAGGTCGGCCGGTTCTTCGAACGGCGGCCCCAGCAGAGCCGCACATGGTCGGGTGCGCTCCAGTGGGCGCCGGACAGCGGCAAGGTCGAGCAGGCCACCGTCAGTGAGGTCGCCGCGTCGGTGATGGAGCTGACCGCCGGCGCGCACCTGGTCGGCGTCAACGTGAGCTTCGACGCCAGCTTCCTCAAAGCCCTGCTCCGTGCGCATGGCTGCTGCCCCGCATGGCACTACCGGACCATCTCGGTGGAAGCGCTGGCCGCCGGCCTGCTCCAGGTCCCCCCGCCATGGTCCTCAGACGGCCTGGCCCGCAAGGTGGGCGTCGAGCCCGACCAGTTCGACCGGCACAACGCGCTCGGCGACGCGCGCTGGGCGCGGGCGATCTACGACGCGGTGATGGTTGAGGGGCGGACGCCGTGAGCGGCTACAAGCATGGGGAGGCGTTTTGCCACATGCGCTACCTGGCCGATGACGGCTCCGAGGAGCTGTCGGTGTGGAACAGCCGCGACGGGGTGTCCCCGTTCGTCATCGGCTTGCCGTCAGGCAAGGGCGCCACCCACGTCGACTGGCACCAGGACCGGTTTGATCCCATGCATGTGCCTGCGGTGGGCGACTGGATCTTCGTCGATCTCACCCCGCAGCGGGCACACGAGTGCGCGCGGCGCAACGCGCAGCGGTTCTGGGACGATCCGACGCTGCCTGCGCGGCAGAGCTTCGGGTCGGTGGAGGACCTGGCGTCCACGCTGGCCGCAAGCTATCTGGTGCCGCGGGGCGGCCCGGATCTGGTGCAGGTCACCGAGGAGATGCGCGCCCAGCTTCTGGGCGAACGCGAGCGGCCGGAGGTGGCTGGAAGAAGCCTTGGGGAAGGTGACGTGGCCGCCTCCGGGGAGACCATCCCAGAGAGGGGGGATGCTGCTGGCTGGAGCGAGGCCGGGCCGGTTGCTGCCGGGGTTGAAGGCCCATCGAAGCATGCGGACGCGACCGGCCCCACCCTCGACCCCCTCCAGGAGGCCGTCCGGGCCGCCAGGGTGCTGCGGAACATCGTCAGCGTGTCGTTCAGGGTGCCGGACAGCCACCTGACGGAAGCCCTCGGCGCGGTCGAGGCCGGCGCCATCGCGCTGGAGGCCAGCAGCGACCGGCTCGCCGACCTCGAGGTGTACGCCGCCGAACTCCGCGACCTCCTGGAGCAGGTATCCGGCTACAACGGCTTCGACTTCCTCCCTACGGGGCTCTACGACAAGATTCGTGCCGCGCTCCAGGTCGAGCCGCCGGCGCGGGGCCGGATCGTCCTGGAAGAGCTGGAACTGCTCCGCCAGGTCGTCCTTCTGGCACCACGGCCGCCCTGGTTCAAGACCGACACGCAAGGCTACGTCCGCGCCTTGAAGCGCCTCGACCAGGCGGGGGCAGTGAGGCCGGATGCGTAGCCGCCCGGCGCGCCTGGCCGTCGCCATCCTGCTGCTGGTCGCTCTCGGCTTGGGCCTGGCGCTGCTGGCCGCCGGCTCGGGCCCCAGGGACGCGGTGCCCCACACCACCACGACGATGGGGGGTGGCCCATGGGCTGGCTGACCGAACTGGCGCTGGACGACCAGATCCTGGCGGTGCTCCGCGACGCCCAGGGATTCCCCCTGTCGACCCGGCAGGTCGCCGAGCTGGCCGGCCCGATGGCATGGCCACCCGACGCAATCACCTGGAAGCGGTTGGACCGTCTGGAGAAGGCGGGGCGGGTTGAGCGGGTCAAGCTGCCGGGCTGGCGGCAGGTCTGGTGGCGCACCTCGGGGCCGGCCGATGGGTAGGCCCGGCATGGTCTATCCGCCGGAACTCGCCGGCGAGCGGGACTGCCTGAACTGCGACGAGCCGTTCACCCCCGCCGCCAAAGGCTGGCAGGCGCTGTACTGCTCCCACGCGTGCTGGCGGGCCAACAACGGCGGGCCCCGCCACCAGACCGCCGACCGTACCCGGCCCGTCGCCGCATCCTCGCCGCCGCCCGCACCGCCGCATCCCCGGCCGCCCGCAGCACCCGCGCTGGTCGTCGTCGGCCTCCAGCACTGCCCACGCTGCGAGATCGACCACGAGGTCTACGGCTACCGGGGTGCGCGGTGAACGCGCGGCAGGTCCTGGACCGGGCGATGAGCGAGGCCGACCTGCAAGCAAGCATCATCGACCTGGCCCGCATCCTCGGCTGGACCGTCCTGCACATCGACGACGCCCGCCGCGAAGTCGTCACCCAGGCGGGGGAGCGGCGGCTGGTCGGCGACAAGAACGCCGCCGGCCTGCCCGACCTGATCATGCTCCGCGAGCGGATCGTGTGGGCCGAGCTCAAGCGCGAACGTGGCCGGCTGCGGCCCACCCAGCAGCGCATCCTTGCCGATCTGCGCCGCGCCGGTGCCGAGGTCTACCTGTGGAAGCCGAGCGACTGGTCCGCCATCCAGCACACCCTCACCAGCAGGAGGCCGGGATGAACATCTGCGGACTCAGCCAGTCTGCCGTCGACCTGCCCGATGTCGGCGAGGGCATGTGCTGCATGGGCGCGGCCATGTTCGGGCCGGAGCGATGCACCTGCTGGCAGCCGGTCTACGACCTCGACCAGCAGCCGCCCACCCAGGCCGTCCCCATCACGCGCGCGGCACCGTGCGAGGACTGCGCGTTCCGCGCCGACTCGCCCGAGCGGCAGGGTGGGCCAGGCTACGCGGGCAGCGAGGCGGACCTGGACCGCCTGGTCGCCACTGGCCAGCCGTTCTACTGCCACCAGGGAATGCGGCGGCCGTGCGCGTGGCGGCATCCTGCGGGCGCGGAGATCCCCGGTGATCCGGCCAACTACCGGCCACCCATCATCGATGGCGTGCCGTATCGGACTGATGGCACCCCTGCCGAGGTATGCGCCGGCTGGGCGGCCCGTCGCCGCGCTCGCGAGGACGGTGATAGCGAGTGAGCACACCGCTGAGCCAGCCGTACATGGAGCCCGAGGACCACTACCGCGTGCCATCGCAGTACCCGCGGTGCAGGCGCAAGCGCTGCCACCAGCCACCGGTCGCTGACCTGCGCCGCAGCTGGTACAGCCACCGCGAGGGCCGCTCGGTGGCCGCCTGGTGGGCGTACTGCGCCGACCATCTGCGCGAGTACAACCGCGGGGTCCGTGACGGCCGCGTCTGGTGGCTCGGTCGCCCCGAGGAGGAGCGTGAATCGTGAGCGACCACTGCCGTTCTTGCGGCGCCGAGGTGGTGTTCGTCCGCTCGGCCAAGAGCGGCAAGCGGATGATCTTGGACGCCAAGGCGGAGAAGCGCGTCGTGCTCGGCTCGGCGATCACCACGCTGGAGCCAGACGACGGGATCGTCGTCGGCGCGCAACACCCGGACGCCGCACTCATCGCCCGCGTCGTCAGGACCTACGTCGACCACCATGCGACATGTCCAGCGGCGGCTGAATGGAAGGGCAGGCGCCGGTGAGGGCCCGCGTGGAGTTCGAACCCCGTGATCTGTGGGTCGGCGCCTACTGGAACCGCTCGCCCGCCTATGCCGGCCAGGACGCGACAGCCATGTATCTGCGCTGGGAGTACGACCTCTACCTCTGCCTCATCCCGACGCTGCCGGTGCACGTGTGGTGGTCGCGGTGACCGCCCCCGTCCTGCACGTGGCCACCACCACGGCGCTGCACCGGGACGGCCTCCAGGTCCACGAGGTCTTCCACGGCCTGCTCCGCGAGGGGAGCGTGAAGGGTCGTGAGGTATGGCGCTGCGGCCACCAGCATCCCAAGCGCCCGGGCGCCAGGGCATGCGCAGGCGGCGAGCTCCGCCAGCGCGCCCTCCCTGAAATGAAGGGCGACTGGGACGGCTGGACCCACAGGGTCCGCGACTGCCTCGCCCCCAACGGCACCCGCGAAATGCCCGTGTGCCCCCTGTGCGCCAAGAACCTGCTGCACACCCAGACCGAACATGACCGGCTCGAACCATCCGTCACCCCCAAGGAGCTGCGACGCCGTGACCGCATCCAACGCTGACCCCATCATTCCCGAGCCGCTCGACACGTGGGCGAAGCTGGACCTGTTCGGCCGGCAGACCGCCGCGGGCCGTGTGCGCGAGGTCAAGATCGCCGGCGCCGACTTCCTGCGCCTCCACATCCCCGCCCAGGACGGCCGGCAGGCCCGCACGATCGACTACAACCCGGCCGCGGTCTACTCGATCGAGCACGTCGACGAGGAAACCGCCCGCGCGGCCGCCCGGCTGGACCAGCCGCCCCTGCCCATCGAGGCGTGGAGCGCCCGCCGCATGCTCGGCGTCGGTTCGAGCCAGCTCGCCCTCGCCACCTCCGACCCCGACGAGGACGGCGACGACGAGGACGGCGACGACGAGGACCTGGACGACGAGGACGACGAGGCGCCGCTCTGATGAGCCTCAAGGTGACCATCGTCGATGAGCAGACCGGCGACACCGAGACCACGCAGGTGCCGGACGGGGACTACCTGCTCATCGTCACCGACCCGGCCTACGTGGCACACACCCAGGCGTTCGCCAACGGCACCCACCAGCTCACCATCAAAGGCCGGGTGGTCCGGTGAGCGCCGCCGAGGCCAAGCCGACCTGGGGTGGTCCCACCATCCCCACCGTCGCCGGTGTCAACCTGGACGCCTGCCCGCTGTGCCGCCGACATCTGAAGCACACGTGGCCGGAGCATGTCGCCCAGATCCGAGCCACCAGCGACCCGCTCGCCCAAGCCGCCGGCCTGCCCCAGGCAGGTGCCGCATGAGCGACCGGCCAGGCCCCTACGAGCTGTGGCGCCAGGCCGGCGGCGGCACCCCCACCTACAGCGCCGAGGAATATCACCGGCTCATGGTCTCCCACGGCCACCTGGTGCCCCGGCCAGCATGCACCTGCACCCACGTCGTGGACGACCCGGCCTCCCACGAGCCAGCCTGCCCCCGCTACCAGGACAACGACCGGCGACTACCCTGCGGCTGGCTGCCCGGACAGGACAAGCCCCAGCGGCTCACCGTGGTGGTCACCGGCGACCGCAACTGGACCCACCCCAAGATGCTCCGGCTCGTCATCGTAGGCCTCGCCCTCGGCTACCTCGCAGACGACGGTGCCTCCGGCTTCGAACTGCTGGTCGGCGACTGCCCAACCGGCGCCGACCAGGAGACCCGCGGCGTCTGCGAGCGCGCCAGCATCCCACACCGCGTCTTCCACGCCCGCTGGGACCAGATGGCGGCCGAGGGCAAGCCCCGCAACGCCGCCGGCCCGCTGCGCAACCGCGAAATGCTCGACGCCCTCCAAGCCGCCCAGGGCGAGCGCCTGGTCGTCGCCTTCCACGACAACCTCGTCACCTCCAAAGGCACGCTGGACTGCGTCCGCGAGGCCAAACAGCGCGACTTTCCCGTCTACCTGGTCAGCAAGCTATGAGCACGGCTGGTTGCCTCTTCTCCGGGCTCGGTGGCCTCGACTTGGCCACCGAGACGCTCGGCTTCGACGTGGCCTGGCAGGTCGAGGCCGACCCGTGGCGCCGCCAAGTGCTGGCCACACGCTGGCCCGAGGTCGTCCGGTACGGCGACGTGAAGGAGGTAAGCGCCTGTGACCTCGAACCCGTCGACCTCGTCGTCGCCGGACCACCCTGCCAGCCCATCAGCAACGCCGGCCACCGCAAGGCGCAGGCGGACCCGAGGTGGCTCTGGGAGGAGCTTGCCCGACTGCTTCGCGATCTACGACCCCGCCACGTCTTCCTGGAGAACCCCAGCGCCCTCCTTGGGCGAGGAATGGGCGCTGTACTCGGGCTCCTGGCCGCGTGCGGGTACGTGGGATCTTGGCGGTGCCTACGCGCCCTCGACATCGGCGCCCCCCACGCTCGAGACCGGGTCTGGATCCTCGCCCGCCTGGCCGACGCCTCACGGGAACGGGATGGATGGCCACGGCTCGGAGCTGTCGATGGCGGTCAAGCGGCAGCATCGATAGCGCTCTGGCCGACACCCAAGGGCTCGGCGAGCCACTACGGCCAGCCGAGACCCAACGACCGAGGCGACCTTCAGGCTGCGGTGCTCTGGCCCACACCAACGGCGTCCAATCCCAACGAGTTCGAGGATCTCGACTCCTGGCAGGCGCGGCGCGACCGGGAGTTGGCGAAGGGACGGAACGGGAACGGCGTGGGCACGCCGCTCGGCATCGCAGCGCGCTTGTGGGCCACCCCGAGAGCCAATGACGGCGGGCCGGACTACGCGAAGGCCGACCGCTACGCCAGCGACCCCCGGGGCAGCGCCTCACCGAGCCTGCCCACGATGGCCAAGGGCGCACTGAACCCGCCATGGGTCGAGGCCCTCATGGGCTACCCGGAGGGCTGGACGGACCCCGCCCGCTCGGATGTGCCCCATCGTCTCTGGCCACATCAGTGGCCCGCCCCGCCGGACCTCGAGCACGGCAGCCCCCAGCATCCGTGGGAGCCGCCCCGCACCGTGGTCGCCCGGACGATTCCGGTCCGCGCCAAGCGGGTGAGCGCGCTCGGCGACAGCGTCGTGCCGCAGTGCGCCGCCACTGCGCTCCAGATGCTGTGGGCATCCCAGACCGCAAGGACACCAGCATGACCGCCCCCACCGCAGCGCCGACCTTCCGGCTGGTCCGCCTCAGCCCCGCGCACCCCCTCTGGCACCTCGAACGCGTCGGCGCACCCACCACCGAATGCGGCCGGGACTGGCGGGAGCCGATCCGCCACACCCTCACCGAGCCACTCCCCACACTGCGGTGCACAACCTGCGGGCCGCGCATGGAGGCCGCGCTCCAGGAGGCCGGCGCAGGATGACCGAGCTCGTGCCGGTCACCAGGTCCGCGCTGCGCTGGTACGGCGGCAAATGGCGGCTGGCGCCCTGGATCATCGGGCACTTCCCGCCCCACGTCGCCTACTGCGAACCGTACGGCGGCGCTGCAAGCGTCCTGCTCCGCAAGCCCCCGTCCAAGATCGAGACCTGGAACGACCTGAACTCACGCCTCGTCAGCTTCTTCCGAACCCTCCGGGAGCGGGAGCAGGACCTGGTGCGTGCCATCGAACTGACCCCCTACGCCCGCGAAGAGTATGAGCTGGCCCACCAGCAGGCCGATGATCCGCTCGAGGACGCAAGGCGGTTCTACGTGCTCACCCACCAGGGCCGCGCCGGCGCCGGCAGCGGGCGCCACCGGTCCGGGTGGCGCTACGAGCGCAACGACAACCGCACCGGCGGCCCGGTCGCCGACGAGTTCACCGCCAAGCAGCTGCCCGCCGTGGCCGCCCGGCTCAAGCACGTCCAGATCGAGCACGACGACGCCCCCGCCGTCATCACCCGGTACGACACCCCCGCCACACTGTTCTACGTGGATCCGCCGTATGTGGGCTCGACCCGAAGCCACGCCTGGGCACACTATGTCCACGAGCTGAGCGACGACGACCATCGGGCATTGGCCGCCCAGCTCCACCAGGTGGCCGGCATGGTCGCGCTCTCCGGGTACCCGAGTGCGCTGTACGACGAGCTGTACGCGGACTGGCACCAGGTGCGGTGCATGGCCACCGTCGAGTCGTCAGCCAACGTCCCAGAAGTTCTGTGGCTGTCTCCCGCCGCGCGGAACCGGATCCGGCAGCTCTCCTTCGAAGAGGGGACGGCAGGGTGACCGCCCTCTTGCAGTGTCCCGGCTGCGGCTGGTGGACCCGCCATCTCCAAGCGGACGGGCGCTGCCTGGACTGCAATTTGGGCTGGACCTGCTGCCCCCAGCACGTGCGCCTGGAGTGGGCCGGGAGCGAGCATCGCCGCGTCACCGTCCGCGAGGTCCTCACCACCATGCGCGCCCACCCCGACAACGTCACGCACCTGCCTACCCCAACGACCGGTCCCCGAGGTGTCAGTGCCCCCCGATGACCACCAGCGCCCACCCCCGCACCACCTCGAAGCCGAAGAGGCGGTGCTCGGCGCCATGCTCCTCGACACCGGCGCACTCGAACACGCCCTGGTCACCCTCGACACCACCGACTTCTATCGGCCAGCCCACCGCACCATCTTCGGCGCGATCGCCACTCTCGAAGCCGCCGGCCGCCCAGTCGACCCCATCACCCTGGCCGCCCATCTGCTGGCCGCCGGTGATCTCGCCGACATCGGCGGCCACCCGTTCATCCACACCCTCGTCTCAAGCGTCCCCACCGTCGCCCAACACGCCCACTACACCGAGCTCGTCGCCACCGCGGCCGCCGCCCGCCGGCTCATCGACGCCGGCCACAGGATCACCCAGCTCGGCCACGAGCAGGGCCTGGACCCCGACAAGGCCCACCAGATCGCCCTGGAGCTGCTGGGCCAGCTCGGCACCGCCAGGCCCCATGCCACCCCCGGCGGCGACCGCGCCCAGGACGGCGGCCGGTTCATCCTCGACGCCCCCGACCAGGCCACCGCCATCTGGGGTGCCGAGCAGGAGGTCTGCTGGGCCGCCGGCGAAGCCCTGATGCTCGTCGGCCCCCAAGGCGTCGGCAAATCCACCCTCGCCCAGCGCCTGGTCCTCGCCAGGATCGGCATCGGCCCCGCCCAGTTGCTCGGCCTCCCCGTCACCCCCACCCCCAGCCGGGTGCTGTACCTAGCATGCGATCGGCCACAGCAGATCGCCCGCTCCTTCCGCCGCATGGTCGACGAGGCCGACCGTGCCCTCTTGGACGAGCGGCTGGTCGTCTGGCCCGGCCCACCCGAGCAGGACCTCGCCCGGCAGCCCAAAACCATCCTCCAATTGGCACGCCGCCATGGTGCCGACACCGTCATAATCGACAGCCTAAAAGACGGCGCGCTCGACCTCGTCAAAGACGAAATTGGCGTGCGCTATAACCAGGCCCGCCAGACCGCACTCGCCGCAGGAATACAACTCCTGGAACTGCACCATCAGCGCAAGGCCGGCGCCGACAACAAGCGGCCCCGCAGCATTTCCGACGTGTACGGGTCGGTGTGGCTCACCGCCGGCGCCGGCTCCGTCATCCTCCTTTGGGGCGACCCCGGCGACCCCATCGTCGAACTCGCCCACCTCAAGCAGCCCGCCGAAGAAGTCGGCCCCATGCGGCTGCTCCACGACGCGCCAACCGGGTCGATCAGCATCCAGCAGGGCGTCGACCTGCTCACCCTGCTACGCCTCCAGCCAGGCCTCACCGCCGCCGACGCCGCCCGCCTCCTGTTCGACGTCGAAGGCCGCTCACCCGAGCCCAAGGAGATCGAGAAGGCCCGCCGGCGCCTCGACTCACTCGTCCGCCGAGGCCTCGCCAAGCTCCAACCGGGCGCCGCGAAACGGTCCGGCAGCGCCGGCGCGCCGGCGACCTACCACCCGATCATCGACCTGGAGGCGCCATGACCAAGCGGCGCAACTCTGACAATCCCTGTATCCCACGGTCGATCCCACGCATCCCACGATCGCCCTTCGAAACCATCACACGTGACACACGGCACCTCACGGCCAATCTAGTCTTCGCAGCTCAGAGCCTACGCGCCGATCCCACGGTCGATCCCACGCATCCCACGCCCGATCCCACGCCCCACCCCCCTATAAAGGGGGGGTGGGGAGGCGTGGGGATTCGGGGCAACCGCCAACCCGTGAGAACCCTCCCGCTAACACCTCCAGGAGGCACCCGTGCCCACCAGACGCCGCATCACCGCCGCCCACCAGCTCGCCCGCAGGCTGGCCGCCACGGTCATGCTCCACGTCTGGAACCAACTCATCGACCAGCAGATCGCCGACACCCCCGAAGGCCACATCACCCGCCTCCTGGACGCCATCGAAGCAACCGGGCTGCGCCTCCACATCCCGCGACAGCCCCACACCCACCCGCTCGCCGACCGCGTCGAACAGGCCCTCTGCGAACTCGACCTGCGCATCTTGGCCGCCGAACACGCCGCCGCCCTCGGCTCCGGACAGGCAGACCTGCGCACCCACCAGCGCGGCGGCGACCCAGTCGCCGGCCGCATCGACTGGGACGCGGTGCCACCCCACATCGCCGACGTCGAAGTCCAGCGGCTCCGCAAGCTCCGCGAGACCATCGACAACCAGGTCCGCTACAACCTTGCCACGTTCCAACGCGCACTTTCTGAAAACCACAATCAGGACAACCGCAGGGTTTCCGCAGGTCAGGAGGGGCCTATTGACAGGACCGGCTAGACTCCATGCTGGCAGGGTGAGCCATGTCCACCAGGCCGATCCCACACAACCGCCGCAGGCAGGCTGATCCCATGCAGTGCGGCGCCAAGACCCGCAAGGGCACACCCTGCCCGACCCCACCCGTCCGCGGGACCACCCGCTGCCGCATGCACGGCGGGTCGATCCCGGCAGTCCGCCGCGCCGCCGCATGGCGTCTCGCCGAGGCTGCCGCCCGCCAGACACTGGCCGACCAGCATGTCGAGCTGATCGACGATCCGCTCGCCGCGTTCCAAAAGCTGGCCAGCGAAGCGGTCGCCTTCCAGGAATTCACGGCCGGCCATGTCGCCCAGCTTCGAGAACAACTCACCGGCTACGACAAGGACGACCAGGAGTACATGCGCGCGGTGGTCGGACTGTACGAGCGGGCAATAGACCGGGCCGGAAAGTTCCTCCACGCATGGGTGCGCCTCAACATGGACGAGCGGCTGGTGGCGGTAACCGAGCGGCACGCCGACCTGATCGTCCAGGTGATCACCGCCACCCTCCGGGACCTCGGCGTCGACCCTGACGAGGAGGCGACTCGCAGTGTCCTTGGCCGCCACCTCCGCGCGATCGCGTAACCCGTTCCGTGTCGCCGCCGACCGGTTCTCCGTCACCAAGACAGCGGTCCGGCCATGGTGGTGCGACCAGCCAGACTGTGACGGCAAGCCGCACGAGGGCTGGCCGCTCAAGCACGCCCGCACCAACCAGCGGCCCCCGCTGGGGGATTGGCTCGTCCACCTGATCCTGGCGGGCCGCGGGTTCGGGAAGACCCGGTCTGGGGCGGAGTGGGCGAAGCAGCAGGCCATCCAGCTGCCCGGGTCGCGTGGCGCGCTGATCGCCGCGACATGGGCGGACGGTCGCGACACGATGGTCGAAGGGGAGAGCGGCCTGCTGGCGGTGCTGCCACCCTCCGCGCTGCGCGGTGGGAGCGCCGCCACCGCGTGGAACCGGTCGCTGGGGGAGGTGTACCTCGCCAACGGGAGCCGGCTGAAGGTGTTCACCAGTGAGAAGCCGGGGCGACTCCGGGGCCCGCAGCATCATTACGCGTGGGGTGATGAGCCGGCCGAGTGGCAGGACGCTCCCGACGGGACCGCGAAGGACACGACCTGGTCGAACCTCATGTTCGGCCTGCGCCTGGGCCCCCACCCCCGCGTGGTGCTTACCGGCACGCCGAAGCCGGTGCAGCTCGTCAAGGAGCTGCTGTTCGTCAAGGGCGACCGGCGCCAGGGTCGCCGTCCCGATGTGCACCTCACCACCGGGTCGACGTACGACAACCTCGACAACCTCGCCCCCACCTTCCGGGAGCAGATCCTCGCCCAGTACGAGGGCACACGGATCGGCCGGCAGGAGTTGCAGGCGGAGTTGCTTGAGGATGTGGAAGGCGCGCTGTGGCAGCTCACCCGCATCGAGGAGTTGCGGGTCGCCAGCGCGCCGGAACTGGTCCGCGTCGTCGTCGCGATCGACCCGGCAGTCACCAGCGGGGAGGACTCCGACGAGACCGGCATCGTCGTCGCCGCACGCGGCCTGGACGGGCACGGCTACGTGCTCGCGGACCGGTCGGGCCGGTTCACGCCCAAGGGCTGGGCGGAGCGTGCGGTGCTGGCGCTGGACGACCACAAGGGCGACCGGGTGGTCGCGGAGGCCAACAACGGCGGCGACATGGTCGAAGCCACCCTCCGCACCGTCCGGGCGACGGTGCCGTTCCTGAAGGTCACCGCCACCAGAGGCAAACGCATCCGCGCCGAACCGATCGCCGCCTTGTACGAGCAGGGCCGCGTCCACCACGTCGGATCCTTCGACCAGCTCGAAGACCAGATGTGCTCCTGGCTTCCCGACTCGGGGGAGTCGCCGGACCGGATGGACGCGCTGGTGTGGGCACTGTCGGAGCTGATGGAGCACTCGTCGGCCCGGGCGTACCTGGCCGCATTGGCGCCGCCATGCCCGGTGTGTGGGACGCCGAACCGGAAGGACACGCCGGCCTGCGCCAAGTGCGGCCATAAGCTCACCGAGGAGAGGTAGCCATGTTTGCTGTCATCGCCGCAGTGCTCATCGGCCTCTACGCGTTCGGCGTGCGCGCCAGCGGCGTCAACCTGTTCGACCTCGGCCTGGCGTTCTGGGCGTTCCACTTCGCGTGGGACTACCTGCCGCCACTGGTCACCCGTCGGCAGTCGCAGCCGTGAGCTGCGAGACGACGCCCGTTCCCCTCTGGCGGGCGCAGCGGCAGGCCACCCGAGTCCTCAACGGGCACAGCCGCGACGGCCGCCCCCTTTACCCCTGTTCGACCTGCGGCCGGGGTCGCATGCACACCAACGCCCGCTGGGGTGAGCGCGCCGGCTCGCTCGTCTGCCCCGTCTGCGATGGCCCGAGCGGGCTTGAGGTCTCCGAGCTGGGGGTGTGGGCGTGGAAGTACGGCGTCCCGCTTCGTGATCTCCGCACGTCCTAGGAGTGCCGTTGCCACGCTTCCAACTGCGCCGCCGCCAGCCCCCAGCCGCCGAACTGGCCTCCCAGGTCGCCGAGCTGCTGAAGGCGTCGGTGCCCGGCCTCGGCGCGCTCCCCGCCGGCACCACCACCACCCTGCCGCCCAACCCGACCAGCCCCGGCACAATGGCTGGCGCCCGCGGGGACCAGACCAGCGCGCTCCCACGGACCGACCCGCCGGTCGCGTTCGGCCCCGGCCGGCCCCTGTACCCCGCCCCGTTGGACCCCCGCCGGCCACGGTCCGGCCGTGCGGAACCCCGCCGCAGCGAGTACCCCGTCTCGTGGAACCTCCAGCTCGGCCAGGACCCGAGCCACGTCCCCTGGAAGCTGCTCCGCGACTTCGCCGACCGGATCGACATGGTCCGCCGCTGCATCGAGCTGCGAAAGTCGGAGCTGGTGTCGATCGACTGGGACATCACCATCTCCCAGAAGGCGTTGCAGCGGGTCATGGCCCAATCCGACGAGCGCAACGAGGCCAGAGCCGCCAGGGTGCTCCGCGACCGCTACGAGCAGGACATCGAGCGGCTGATCCGGTTCTGGCAGCAGCCCGACCCCGTCAACCTCGACGGGTGGGACGACTGGCTGGCGATGGCGCTGGAGGAACACTTCGTTCTCGACGCGCTGGCGATCTACCCCCGCATGACCCGCGGCGGGGACCTGTTCGCCCTGGAGATCCTCGACGGTTCCACGATCAAGCCGCTGCTCGACTACCGGGGTGGCCGGCCGATGCCCCCCGCCCCCGCGTACCAGCAGATCCTGTACGGCTTTCCCCGCGGCGAGTTCACCGCCAGCGACTCGACCCTGGTCGACGGGGAGTACGGCGCCGACCAGCTCGTCTACCGCCCCAGGGTGCGCCGCAGTTTCACCCCCTACGGCATGAGCAACACTGAGCAGGCGCTCATGGCCGGCGCGCTCTACGCGAAGCGGCAGAAGTGGTTGGGCGACGAGTATGACGAGGGCACCACCCCGCGGACGTGGATGCGGACCGACTCGGACTACTCCCCGGACAGTCTTCGCGCTTACGAGAGCGTGCTGAACGATGAGCTGGCCGGCGACAACGCGGAGCGGATGCGCGCCAAGCTGCTCAACCGCGGCTTCGACCCGGTCGAGATGAAGCAGTTCGAGGAGATGTACAAGCCGGACTTCGACGAGCATCTGATCCGGCTGCTGTGCGTCCACTTCGACGTGATGCCGACCGAGATCGGTTTCCCGCCACGCCACGGCCTGGGCGGGAAGGGCCATCAGGAGGGGGAGGAGAACACCACCTACCGCAAGGCGATCAAGCCCTTGTTGGGCTGGCTCATTTCCATCCTCAACAACCTGTCCACGACCTACCTCCAGATGCCGCAGGACCTGACCTTCACCTTCCAGGGCCTGGAGGTTGAGGACGAGCTGAACCAGGCCAAAGCGCGGGACCTGGATCTGCGGAACGGCACCCTCACCCTGAACGGGGTGCAGGCGTCCAAGGGGCAGCCGCTGTACGATTTCGCCGAGGCGGACATGCCGTTCATCGTCGCCGGCGGTGGGGTGACGTTCCTGGAGGGTGCCTCAGAGCCGCCGCCTGCCCCGCTGGCACCGCCGGGGGAGGGTGGACAGCCGCCGGGGGAGGACGGTCCCCCTGCCGAACCCGGCCAGAATCCGCCCCGGGCCACCGATCGCGGCGGGTCGGTGGCCCGGGCGGAAGCCCGCAAGTTCGCCGCGTTCGCCGAGAAGCGGGTCCGCTCCGGGAAGGGCTGGCGTGACTTCGCGTTCACCGAGATCGACCCTGCCATCGCCGCGGCGCTCAACCACGCCGGCGCTGCCGGCGACCTCGACCTGGTCAAGACGCTTTGCGCCGACATGGGAAAAGTGGGAGCCCGCCAGGGGCGGGCACGCCCACGGGAGGCGCAGGACTGGCCGGGCTGGAAGTTCGACCAGGCGATCGCGCGGCACTACGCGCCGATCCTGCTGCGGGCGCTGGAGCGGTTGATTGGCGATCCGCGCTCGCTGGCGACTGAGTACCTGCGGGTCCACGGAGGTCGGAGCGTATGAGCGACCAGCCACGCCGATGGACGGCGACCCGGGTTGTCGGCCCGCTCGTCTACGTTCACGCTGAGCACTGCCCGGCCGAGGGCGACACCTCCACCGATGGGCGAATCTGGCGGTGTCGTGACTGCGGCCACCGCACCCGCATCGTCGTCAAGGCACGGTAGTGGCCACCGCGATCACCCCGGAGCGCATGGCGGCCCGGTCGTTCGTCCACCAGCACCTCTCGAGCGCCGACCTCACCGCCCTGGTGGTGACGCTGCGGCTGCTCTACACCGACGGGTACCTGACCGGCAACCACGCCGCCACGGTCATGCTGGAACGCCTCGGCATCCAGGCCACCGCCACCCTCGGCGGGCGGGTGTCGTGGTCGGACTGGCGGCCCGGCGACCCCGAGACCGCGCGGCTGCTGGAGGCCGCTGGCGATACCCCCGGACTGGCCGGGCTGCTCCACCAGGCCGAGGTCACCATCAAGTCGGTGCGGGATGGCTACCTGAACCGGCTCGGCGACACCCTCGCCGCCGGGGTGGAGCGGGGCGCCAGCGTC